TACTCAAAAAATAATTTTACTTTTTCCATAGCTGCCGGATCGTCTGACATCACTGCCCACATTAACACAATGATGGGCGCCGAAATAATTACAAGAACGAATTCGTCCTTATAGTCGTTTTGACGGGCTTCTAAAAGTTTGCCTTGGTAAGCTTCCTCACCTCGGGCCATTTTTTCTGCATGCATTAATTGTGCATCAGACATAGCCATCTTTGTTCGTTGGCGATTAGAATAGATCTTAGCGCCAGCTTGCATCGCAATCTTTGCTAAACTGAACCAAGCCATACTAGTACCAAGTAGCTGTTTGTTTTCTAGCTTTGCCAGTTCCTTTTACAGTAACTTTATCACCTTGTGGAAGTACGTTTTTTTGCATTCCATTAGCAAGAGTTTTAGTTCTAGGATCCCATTCCAAATTTTGGCCTGCGACTTTAACTGGTTTTTCTTTTTTATAGTTTTTCATAGTTCTCCTAATGTATACTAAGATTTAGGACCTTTCAAGGTTCTAACATCTTTAGCCTTCATTTTATCTGACTGTAGCTTAACTCCAGCAGATAATAAAGCTTTATCCATAGTGGTATCAGCTCTTAATTCTGCTAGTTCTTCATTTTGTTCTAGTTTATCTTCAGTCAAATCTCTGTTTTGGACTAATTTTGCTTTGTCCATATCAATTTTAGCTTCTGTCTCTTGAGCCTTACGTGCATTCTCCATTGCTTTTAAATCAATCTCTCTAGACTTAAGTTTGAGTAAAGGATCATGATCAAATTGAGAAGTAATTTTCTTTTCTTCCTTCATAAAGTCTTCAGTCATCTCTGCAATTAAAATTGCTTTTCTTGCTTCTATCTTTTGAGTTATTTCTTCTAACTGCATCGCAGCTTGAGGATTAACAGGTGCTTGTTGTTGTAACATTTGTAATTGTTGTAATTCATTTTTAAATTCTAATTGAACTTGTTCTTGAGCCATTAAGCTAATGTGTTCTAAACAGTTTTTTTGTAAAGATGCCATAACTTGAGGTTGGTTCCTAACCATATTAGTTGCCATAAAATTTAAGTGAGCTGTTATATGGGCTCTATGATCTTGACCAGGAAAAGCATTGAAAGGTTTCATAGATAACGCATCAATATTTTCAATTGCTGGATCTTTAGGTAAATTAGGTGGTGGAGGAGGTAAAATTTGATCTACATTTTTTACTCCAATAGCTTCATACATTTTTCTGTAAGCCATATACATATTATGCATTTGAGGATTAGACATAGCTAATTGTAATTCTGTTTGTGCGATGGTAATTCTTTGAGACATAGAAAATATATTTGGATCAGCCACAGGAATAATATCTATTCTGTCATCAAAATCCATTTGCTTAATAACTCTTGCTCCGCCAACAACATCATAAGGATATTCTGGTGGTAAATAAGTAGAAACTATTTTAGCTAATAATTTAAATTCACTCTTCATCGAGAAATATAATCTTTTATGAATAGCGGACATTACTTTAGATCCTCTTTCCATAAGAGCCATAGTTGTACCCACGGCTGCGTTTTGATTACCTTCTCCTACTTGTAGTTCAGATATAGCTGCAAATCTTTGACCAGCTTGAACAACAATACCCATTAACTGTAATAAAGTCGCTGATGGTTCTTTATAAGGAAGAGGTAAGAAAGCATCTTTTAAACTTCCGCCAGGTGCATCTACATCTTTAAACTCACCAGGTTGAATTGGGGATGCTTCATCTCTTACTCTTACGCCTCTTTGTTTAAAACCTGCAGGTAAGTTAGATAAAGTTCCTGCATCTAATAATTGGCGGAGAGCGACTGTTGCAGTACGACTCAATCCGCCAATCATGTGTATTAATCCAAATCCATAGAATCCTAGTCCAGGCAGAAATTTGAAATGGACAAAGTATTCGACTCTCTGTTTTTTTGGATCATTGGGCGCAAAGTTCCTTCTTATCGAAAGAACCTTATTACTACCTTCTTCAACAGTTACGATGTAGGGTAGCTTGATACCAGTCGGTTCCCCGTCTGGACCAATATCTTCAAAACCTTCTAGGTCTAAATTTACGTGGCACTCTAGAAGAGTATAAATAGGTTGTTGTCTTCCAGTTTTTTCTGTGCCTTCTAATTCTCTTTCCTTTTCTTTTAATTGATCTTGACTAATATTATAACCCGGAGGTCCTAAGTCTACATCAGAATAAAAGCCAGCTACTTGCTGTTTTCTTAATTCGTTTTCAGAAATTTTAACTCTATGAATAACAGCTTCAGCATCTGCTAAACTTGTAGCCGTGTAAGGGACAACGACATCTTCTGCAGGGACAAATTTAGAAACAGCTCTTCCTAGTAATTCATCATAATAAACTTTTTTAAAAGTAGATCCTGCTAAAGGTAAGTGAAATAACATAGAATCAAATTCAGGTTCGTATTCTTTCATACGATCCATAATTAGATAATTCATGTAATTCTTAACTCTGTTAGATTGTTGTTCTTTTTGTGGGTTAACAACTCCTAAGATTTGAGTTCTAACCGGTCCATCTGCTGGTAATAATTCTTTATAAGCTGTTGCTTGGAATTGTGTTACAGCTTCTGCTAGTACAGGGTGCGTGGCACCTGAAGCTCCTTGAAAAGGTTCGTTTCTTAATTCATATTTAAATCCAAGTAAATCTAAGCCTTCAATATAAGTTCTTTCCCATTCTTTTCTAGAATTTTTATAATCAACGTAATTTTCTTTAAGACGAGAACCAATAGGTGTGCTTACATCATCAGGTAATAGATCTGCTAAGTTATCAAAATGACTTTCTGTGCCAGGTACGTTTATTGCACCAGGTTCAAAATTAATAGTTGCGCCACCATCTTCTTCTGGTGTTACTTCTATAGGTTGTCTTTCAGTAATTTGCTCCTCGTCCACTTTCACCTGAACATCTTCCGCGCCAGGAAGTTTTACTTCAGATCTTGTGTTCGGGAGTTCTTTATCTATATCTGCCATTTAAACTCCTAACCTTCTCTAACACGATTAAACAAATAAGACAAGCCCTCTCCTTGAGGCGCGGGTCCTGATATTGGAGGTATTGCATTAGGTTTTCTAACACCAGCTATTCCGCCGCCTGCAAATTCAGGTAATTCTAACCCACTTGAAAAGTTTGTATATTTATCTGCACGTTCTTGTTTAAGTTGATCTCTTTGTTTTTGATACTTAGCTTCTTCATCTTGTTGTTGTTTTTGTCTTAATTTAAAAATTGATTCACTAAAGTCTCCTGTTTTAGGATGCGCAAAGTAAGGATCGTAATATTGATCTTTAAATTTTTTATCAGTATCTTCAATGGCTCTTATACGATCATATCTTCCTCTATATCCTCCACTAATAGGATCACTGTAAAGGGATTGGAGTAAATCTCCAGTTTCTAAAAAATCTCTTGGTTTAAATATTTCTTCTGAACTCGCTTCTTGAATAACCTCATCTCTATCTTTACCCGCAATTCCATAAGTAGCTGTATTTAAAATTTCAGAAGGGAGCGCTCCTTGAAGAAATTCGTATCCTGCAAGGGGTGCTGCGATGGCTCCTTCAACAGCAAGTGCATATGGGCCAATGGTTCCATAAAGTAAATTTTTTGCAGCTCTAACTTTATTAACTGCTTTAATTTTATTTGGTCCTTTACCTTTATCAGCTATTTGTTCTTGTTCTTTTAATGACTTGTAATAAGACATTGGATCATCACAATTAACTCCTTTTTCTAATTTACACTCTAGTATTTTACTTAAACCTTGTGCTAATTTTTTTATATTTTTACCTGAATCAGTAGAATAAAATTTGCTTCCTGCTGTTCTAGATTGATCAACATTTAAACGAAGTCTATCCCAATCAGCTTCTGTATAGTCTTTTAATAATTTATCTTCATTAAGTCCGGCTACATCTAATTGATATTTTTCACTTCCTAGTTTATGAACATATTTATTTCCTTTGTGATCAATGGATTCAAATTGAACAATACCATCCGTTTGTGCAGCCAAATCTATTCCTTTATTGTTAAGAGTTTCAACTCGTTTTATCCAATCTTTTGGTTTATTTTTTAATAATTTATCACGCTCTGCTGTTATATTATTTCTTAATGTTTCTATTTTCTTAACATATTTTGTATTCATCCTTGCAGGAATAAACACTAAATTTTGTGCTGTAATAGGAAGTTTAGGATTTTTTAACATAGCGTGTTGAAGGTGTGTGCCTG